TACCGCTTTACGATAACATCGCAGTATTTTTCATCCAGTTCGATAGTGAAGCAGATTCTGTCCGCCTGCTCGCAGGCAATCAGCGTACTGCCGGAGCCGCCGAAGGGGTCGAGCACGATACAGTTTGTCAGGCTGCTGTTCATAATGGGATATGCCAGCAGCGCAATCGGCTTCATGGTGGGATGGTCGGCATTTTTCTTTGGCTTTTCGAACTCCCAGATGGTCGTCTGCTTGCGGTCTGCGTACCAGTTGTGCTTGCCTTTTTTCTTCCAGCCGAAAAGGACAGGCTCATGCTGCCACTGATATGGGGAGCGCCCAAGTACCAGTGATGGTTTCTTCCAGATACAACAGCCGGAAAGCTGAAAGCCCGCGTCCGAGAAAGCTTTGCGGAAGTTCAGCCCTTCGGTGTCGGCGTGAAACACATATATGGAAGCGTCCTGCGCCATCGCCAATTCGGTGTTCGTAAACGCAGCAAATAGAAAATCGTAGAAAGCCTCATTGCCCATATTATCGTTTTTGATTTTTCCGGCACTGCCTTCGTAGTTCACATTATAAGGAGGGTCTGTCACCACAAGGTTTGCGAGTTTGCCGTCCATGAGAATGGTGAAGGTGTCTGCTTTTGTGCTGTCACCGCAGACCAGCCTGTGCCGACCGAGTATCCACACATCACCGGGTTTTGTGACGGTGGGCTTTTGCAGTTCCGCGTCCACATCAAAATCATCGTCGTGGATACCATCTTTCAGGGAATCCTTGAACAGATCATCAATCTCACCGGGGTCAAAACCCGTCAGCGACACATCGAAGTCCGCGCCTTGCAAATCCGCGATGAGCAGAGCCAGCTTGTCTTTGTCCCAATCACCGGATATTTTGTTAAGGGCGATGTTGAGCGCCTTTTCCTTTTCGGCGTCCATCTCGACTACCACGCACTCGACCTCGGTGATGCCCATATCAAGCAGCACTTTCAGACGCTGGTGGCCGCCGACAACATGAGCAGTGCTCTTATTCCATATAACTGGCTCAACATAACCGAACTCCTCAAGCGAGCGTTTCAGCTTTTCGTATTCCGGGTCGCCCGGCTTGAGGTCTTTGCGAGGATTGTAATCGGCGGGGAGGAGCCTATCAGTCTGAATCTTTTCTATCAGCATATTTTTCCGCCGCCTTCCTGATTCCTTTGTACATATCGTAATTCTCCCAAGGGAACAGACAGGAATTGAAGTATCCGTAGACCGCCGTATCCTCGTAGATGACATTACGAAGACGCAGCTTTTCAATGATTGCCGCCGGACGCAGGTTGAACACCGATAGCACAATGTCTCGGAGTTGCTCATCCGTGAGTGCGCTCGTGCCAAAGGCGTTTATATTAACCGCCACGGGATCAGCCTTGCCGATAGCATAAGAAAGAGCGACCTCGCATTTTTCTGCTAAGTCGCTCAATACGATATTTTTTGCGATGTACCGCGCCATGTATGCGCCGCTGCGGTCGACCTTGGTGGGGTCTTTACCGCTGAACGCACCTCCGCCGTGAAGAGCAAGTCCTCCGTAGGTGTCCACCATTATCTTTCTGCCCGTAAGTCCTGTATCGGCGGCGGGTCCACCCTCGACAAATCTTCCGGAGGGATTGATGAGAATTTCGGTGTCATCGTCAAAGGGAAAGTCCTCAAAGCACTGCCACAGAACATTTTGCTTAATGTCGGAGTAAAGTTGCTCCTGCGTTTTATCCTTGTCGTGCTGAATGGAGACCACGATGGTTTTCACACGTTTGGGCTTGCCGTCCTCATATTCAACCGTGACCTGCGCTTTGCCGTCTGGCAGAATGCCTTTCACAATTTTGTCTTTGCGGACGGTATCCACACGATTAACAATTCGGTGCGCCAGCACCAGCGGGAGTGGAAGCATCTCGCGGGTTTCATTGGTGGCGTAACCGTAGACAGTGCCTTGGTCACCCGCACCGATGGAGGCATAGCGTTCCTCACTGCCGCTTCGGGCTTCGAGGGCAGTAGTCACTCCGGCGCTGATGTCCTTGCTCTGTTTATGGACGAATACGAAAACTGTAAACTTCCACGGATTGTAGCCGACCTTGCGGAGGACTTCACGCACCTCCCAGCGGATGTCGACTTTGCCGTCGCAGGTGATCTCGCCCGCAACTATAATTTTGCCCTTGGTTGCCATAACCTCGCAGGCAACGCGGGAGGACTTGTCTTTGCGCAGACAGGCATCCAGAATATTATCAGCAATGAGGTCACAAAGCTTATCTGGATGCCCGGCGCATACGCTTTCTGCTGTTTTGTAAGTAGTCATATTATTTCCCTTTCCGCGCCGTGAGCAGGCGCTCCATCACATCATCCTGCGGATTGGCTCCGCTGTACTCACCGGTGCAGTTTTCCTTGACAATCTGAAAGATCTCATACCACAAGCGGCTGGTCTGGTTCATGTAGTTCTGGCCCATCGCCACATACGGGCTTTGGATTGCATTGCCCGTGGTGGGATGCTTTGCCAGAAAGCCGTATTCGGTGACCGCTTCCTCACACTGAATCCACCGTGCCACACTCATGGCGTAGCGTTCCAACAGTTGCGGTGAAACGAGAGCGGCACAGGCACGTTTATTCAGCCACTGCCAGGTGGATTTATAGATTTCACTCGCAACGAGTGCTTTGCCGTCCTTTTGCACCGCTTCGAGCATTTTGTTTGGTGCGGGCATTGCTTGACCTTTGAGGTCCGCAGTATCCGAAAACTCCATTATGGTCAGCTTTCTGCCGCCGAGATTGCCCTCTGCTATTTTGTCGGCGAGCGGCTTCTTTTTCGCGCCCGCACCGACACGAGCGCCGCCACGACTAGTACCATCCTTTGCCACATTGTTCACCTCATATACTTAATGGGGTTATTGCCCCGTTTGAAACTGCGTTTTTTAACACGAAGCCCCCCACCCGTTGCTCGGGGCCCCAAGTTTAGAGATTTGACTACCCCCACCTCCCTCCGCTCTGCGCAGTGATGCGCGAGTGACATGGTTTACAAAGAGCCATGAGGTTACTTGTTTCATTGCCTCCGCCTTGGGACAACGGAAGAATGTGGTGTACTTCCTCGGCGGGAGTCAGCTTGCCGTGCTTTCGGCACTGCTCGCAAAGGGGATGTGCCTTGATGTATCGGTCACGGATACGTTTCCAAGCTCTGCCATAACGTTTGCCGGAGGTAGGGTCACGTTCATATTGATTGTAGCGTTTACTGATTAATTTCTGATGCTCAGCGCAGTACTGCCCGCTGTTGGTAAGCCGACCACAGCCGGGATACGAGCAGGGACGCTTTGGTTTGTATGGCATGGGTTTACCTCCGTTCAGGGCAAAGCAAAAGCCACCGGGGATTTCTCCTCGATGGCTCGTACCTTTATCCTATTTGCCTATCATAATACTAACATAAGAACCTACTCTCATTCTATCTCATTTACTCTCATCCTTCGGAAACCGTGATTTTCTTGAGAGCATTATCATGTAAACGGAAGGTGTGCTGCAGGCTGTAGTTCATATCCACAGCAATCTGCTCCCACGACATAAAGCAAAGATAGCGTTTTTCAAGAAGCGTCTGATACTCCGTGTTATCCACGGCTTTGATGGCTCTGACCATATCGCGCTTCAAATCTACCAGCCTGTCGATGTCATTGTTTATTTCCGCTTGCAAATCAACGATTTTTGCTATTGCGTCTGCCATTGTGGAAGTACCGCAATTTGGATTGTGCGGCATACCAGTGAGGGTGGAGGTGCATTTTGTAGCCAGTTCATTCAGCGAGGCAACCTGCTCCAGTTTGCTGTTGATACGCTGGTCGAGCCGATACGCTTGTGCAAGGTATTCTTTTGCTGTCATGCCGACACCTCCTTGTTCAGACGGACGATTAGCATTTCGGGATTGAGATTGGTCAGAACGCTGAAATAATCAGAACAGAAAAACTGCTCGATACTCCTGCGCTCATACTGCGCCGAGCGGTTATGCGGATACAGCGACAGTGTACGCAGTACCTTGCGGTAATCCTTCACGGCCTGCACGATAATTGCATTTGCCAGATTTTCGTAGGGTGTGTTCATAATCTGTACCTCCGATATTTTTGTTTTTCTCGGATTGGCACGGATTGTCGTATGTTGTCGGAGATTGTCTTAGATTTTCAAGTCCGCTTTGACTGCATCAATTAAAGCGGACTGCGTTTTGTCTTTCTTTTTCAGCGCCACCATGATTTTTTCATCAATGGTGTCCTTGGCGATGAGGTGGTGAATAATCACGGTATCTGCCGTTTGTCCCTGCCGCCACAAGCGGGCATTGGTCTGCTGATACAGTTCCAAACTCCAAGTCAGACCGAACCATATCAGTGTTGAGCCGCCGGACTGCAAATTCAAACCGTGCCCGGCTGAAGCGGGGTGAACCAGCGCCACAGGCAATTCGCCGTTATTCCACCTCTTAATAGAATCGGCGGTATCCAGCTTATAAAACAGAATATGCCGTTTATGCAGACGATCCTCAATACGGGAGAGGTCATGCTTGAACCAGTAGGCGACCAGCACGGGCTTGCCGTTGGCAGCTTCAATCAAGTCCTCCAGTGCGTCCAGCTTTTGGTCATGAATGGCGATTACATTGTTGCCCTCGCCGTAAACAGCGCCGTTTGCCATCTGCGTCAGCTTATTTGACAGACCCACGGCATTGGCGGCATCGATGTCCTGACCGTCAAGACTGAGAATCAAATCGTCCTTCAGTGTCTGGTAGCATTCCATTTCTTTTTCAGAAAGCCGCACAGGGACTTCGTTTATCACGTATTCCGGCATTTTGAGGTAATCGGTGCTTTTCATGCTGATAGTGATATCTGACACAAGGCGGTATATCGCATCCTCGGCACCAGGCTTAGGCTTATAGCTGAACACAATCTGCTGGTTGCGCTTGTCCGGTACGAAATAATCGCTGCGGAAGTGAGTGATGAAGCGACCGAGGCGTTTGCCCATATCCAGTAGCCGGAACTCCGCCCATAAATCCATAAGACCGTTGCTGCTCGGCGTTCCCGTTAATCCGGTTATCCGTTTTACAAAAGGGCGGACTTTCATCAGACTGCGAAAGCGTTTTGCTTGATAGGATTTGAAGGACGAAAGCTCATCGATCACCACCATATCGTAGTCAAACGGCAAACCGCTCTTTTCTACAAGCCATTCGATGTTTTCGCGGTTGATGATGAAGATGTCGGCTTTTTGCAGCAGAGCCGCTTTCCGCTGTACCTCGGTGCCGACGGCAACGGAATAAATCAGCCCATGCAGATGTTCCCATTTTTCAAGCTCCGCAGGCCATGTATCCCGTGCCACTCGGAGCGGTGCTATGACAAGAACCTTGTGTATTTCGAAGCTGTCGAACAGCAGGTCGTATATTGCCGTAAGTGTAATGACACTCTTACCCAAGCCCATATCAAGCAGGATGGCAGACACTGGATGCTCAAGAATAAAGTTTGTCGCATAGTTCTGGTAATCATGTGCCTCGTATTTCATCAAGTATCCCTCCAATCTGCTCTATGCTGTCAATTACGAATACCGAAAAGCCTAACGCTTCCAGTTGCCGTTTTCTCTTTTCCTGCAGCGGTCGCAGCTTCTTGCCCGGCGCTTTTAGTTCAATAAATGCCAGCCTCCCATGAGGGAAAAGCACGATGCGGTCTGGCATACCGTCAAAGCCGGGACTTACAAACTTCGGTGCGATGCCTCCCATATTTTTTGCGGTGATGGATAATTTTCGTTCTATCTGTTTTTCTCGCATTTCTTTCTCCTAAACTTAAAACCTAAAAATCTCTATGCGCGCGAATATGTGTGATTTTCGGCTATATAGGGTAATATTTATTATTTTCTCAATACTTTACTTTTTTTAGGATATTGGGAACAGCACCTTTTAAGTTGCCGTGTGCTTGTCGCAAAAAGTCTTTACCTGTGCGGTTTTCGTCGCTTTGCGATTTTCTTTGAGTGCTGTTCCCAATATTCATCCCGACTTTATTTCGGGTTCGTTGGGTTCCATTTAGTCTGTTCCCAATCCATCCCGCTGTCCCAATATTTTTTTGGGATTGATTTTGGGATCATAAACATACTGCTGACCGTAGAGTGGAATGGGATCCTTTTTCGGTCGACGCACCCATTCGAGTTTTGCAAGTATGGCCATCAAATCGTTGGAATCGGCACGCTTGAGATTGGCGCGCTCCTTGCAGAAGCACTCGCACCAAATTTCCATGTTGCTGACGGTCGTGCGTTTCACCGTACCTGTTTGACCGATGCCACCGACGCCTGTGCCTTCAAGGAAGTTTCTGCGCTCATAGGTGTCCATCTTGTCCCAGTTTTCCGGCAGCAGCGCAGCAAGGAAATCCTGTACCAGACCTTCACGTTCATCAGCTTCCAAAGCCTCACGCTGTTCATTCTTCGCCAATGCTTCAATCTCAGGTGACATATACAGCGTTTCACCTTTCTCAACATATACCAGGGCCTCCGCCCATATCTGCCAAATATCGTATTTGGTCAACTCCCAAGAATGCTTTTTTCCGTTCCCCGGAGTTTTTATCGGCCAGAAACGACGGTTGCCTGTGGTATCGCGCAGATAGCCGCTCTCCGCATTGGTTGTGCCAAAGAATATGCACTGGCGCGGATGAGGTGTTGCTCTCTTGCCGAAGGCAGCACGGTAAATATCATTTTGTCGGGAGAGGAAAGAACGCAGCGTTTCTGTTTCAGCCTTACGCAAACCTGCCAACTCGCCGATTTCAAGAATCCAGTAGCCCTGCAGTTTTTCTGCGGCGGTCTTGTCCTTGGTATCGCCGAGGTTCAAGCTGTCGGAAAACCATTCTCCGGCGAGCTTTGCAATCAAGGTGCTTTTGCCAATGCCCTGTGGCCCGTTCAGCACGGGCATCGTGTCGAACTTGCATCCCGGATTCTTTACACGTGTAATAGCGGCACAGATTGTTTTTCTGGTTGCGGCTCGGACATAGGTATTATCCTTCGCACCGAGATAGTCGATGAAAAGAGTGTCCACGCGAGGGATGGTATCCCATTCCGGCAGGGATGCAAGAAATTCACGGATGGGATGATAGGAACGGTCATCGGTAACCTTTGCAACGGCGATATCATAGTTCCGGGCAGAGAAGGTACCATAGTGGGAATCAATGTAGCTGATAAGCTGGGCATCATCCGCATCACGCCAGTATTTTGACGGGTGCTTCCAAGGTACAGAGCCTTTGATTTCCATGCCGTCAAGCTGCTGATTGAAGACAATGCTTTTGAGCTGCAGGTCATTTTCCATAATCAGCGTAATGTTGTGAAGACTGTTTTGAAGCAGACCACCTCGGTCACGCTGGAGTCCTTTTGTCCAATCGTCAAATTCCTCCGCAGCCGATTCCTGTTTTTCTCGCAGGAGCATAGCGCTGACAAGCTCATCTTTTACGGCATAATCCGTCATAGCGGCAAAGGACTTTTTCTCGTCGTCGTAACCAAACTTGTGTATGCGGACGAGGTCAAAGGCATTTAGCAACTTTCCGCAAGCAGGGTCTGTCGCATGATGGCTGTAGGTGAACTTATCATCATAAACGACGACACCGGCAGTGCCCTCACCGAGTATATAATCATAGCGTCCCTCAATAACTGAAGGTGCGTAAACCTCCGGAAGAAATTTGTCTATTGCCGCTGTTACAGAATAGGCGCGGCAAAATGCGCCGACCACGCCATGCTTTGAGAGCGGGTCCTCCTGTTTTGCGACCTCGCGCTTGACAGCCTCTGACTGCCGCGAGGAGGTAGGCCACTGTGATACGTCGCGCCAGTCGGCGTACATACCGAGGTACTTATCCACATTGAGAGGTTCGCCGGTCTGTTCATCGAATACGAACTCGCCGTTTGACGGACAAGAAGCCCAATACATCATGCGGTTGGCTTCATAGGTGGAATCGTCAAAATAGTCCATACCGATTTGCTTGGCGACCATACGCATGACAGCGGGATACTCGTCCTCGCTAACCTCTCTGTTAAAAAGAATAACAATGCGGTATCGCGGCGTCTCTGGGGTGTGGCTATGGGTGGAATAGAGAAAATAGGTAACGCCGTCGAGAGCCGTGCGGACAATGCGCTGAAAATCCGTATCGGCGGGTATGCTGTCCGCATCGAGCAAGCCCAGCGTGCGGAATGTCACGTTTCCGTTTTTGCGGATTCCGTCTTTTAGCCAGCCGCCGACAAGGCCACCGATGTCCTTGAGCTCACCTCTGGTTGCCTTCGGCAGCTTTGAATATTCCTCCGCTGTTTCCGAAGTGCGAACGGGATTCCGGTTGCGGTCGGTGATATAATCCCATTCCAGTTCCTTGTTTTTATACTTTTTGTCTGTTCTGCGGTTGCAGACTGATATTTTAACTAACACGGCTTTGTTCCTCCTTCGTAAATTCGCCTTTAAAGGTACCGTCGCCGGATACAGCAGTCATGTAGTCGGCCATTGCATTCAGCCTGTTGTAATCCGTATCACTCAGGCAGGCGAAACCACCAACAGGCCGAATGCCCGCTGCCGCGTCTAACCCGCAGTAATACAGCACTGTTTCGCGTAATGACGGACCGAAGCTGGTACCGTCGTCTTTTCGCAGCTTCTGCGCTATCCCTTTTGCAATGCCGAGCTCCTCGCCAACGGCGTCCCATTTACCAAAAATGGCATAGTCCGTCACCACAATTTCATGGAGTGAATTCTGTACGGCATTTCGGACATAATGTTCAATTTCGGCGAGACAGATGACCTCGATATGATTTGTGATGGCTTCGAGCATCATTATTCGCCTGTCCTCCACGCAGCTTCGGGAGTAGCGCTTTCTGCAAAGGGCATTCACGGCTTTTTGCAATACTCTCCAGTATTTCTTTCCCTCAGGGTCGTCCGGCTGGCGGAGAAGCATCAGCGAGTCAAAATCAAAACCTCGCACCGTCTTCAGATAATCAAAAACCATAGGTGCTATCTTCAGAGCGTCCACGCGCATAGCTGCCATAAAATTGTTTCCTTCAGGCTTTACCTCGTCCATTGCCCAAGGCGTGATGGCCGGATCATAAAAGCTCTCTGCTTGGTTATGGCACTTTCTGCAGAGGCTCACCAGATCGTCCATAGATTCGTGGTCAAAGCGCTCATAGGTGTGATGATGGACATCGGTTGCTAGGCCACCACAGACCGGGCAGGTTTGGTTATGCGCGGCATTATTCCTTCCAACATTGTCACACGAAACGGCGACACGCTGGAAGAAGACTGGCCGTATTTCGATGAGAGCGATCCGGTCGGAACCTATGACCCGCTGTATGTGGATGCTGTCGTTTCCAATCCGCCCTATTCACAGAACTGGAACCCGGTAAACAAGGAAAACGACCCAAGATATAAGCGTTACGGCACCGCTCCGAAAGGTAAGGCCGACTATGCTTTTCTGCTGCATGACCTATACCATATTAAGCCGGATGGTATTATGACCATTGTTCTTCCCCACGGGGTACTGTTCCGCGGCGGAGAAGAAGGCACCATCCGTAAGAACTTAATTGAGAACAACAACATCGACACGGTGATCGGGCTGCCGGCAAATATCTTCTTCGGAACCGGTATCCCCACGATTATCATGGTGCTCAAGCAAAGGCGGAGCAACACGGATGTTTTGATTGTGGACGCTTCCAAGGGCTTTGAAAAAGTCGGAAAGAACAACAAGCTGCGTTCATCGGACATCAAGCGCATCGTCGACGTGGTCCTGCGCCGGGAAACAGTAGATAAATTTTCAA